GATAGCAATGCTACGATTGACATATCTGCAGAGAGAACGGCTGATTCTACTGCTGAGATCTCTGCATCAACGTATACAACGAGTGATGAATCGGCAGCAGCTCTTGCTGACTCTTCTGCAGAAAGTCTTGTCGCGAGTGAAGTATCAGCAGAGGCTCTCGCAACTTCTTCATTTGAAACTCTTAGAGTTACTGATGAGAAGCTACCTTCTAGCTCTTTGTAATCAGCAAATTTGATGAGTGAGAATCCGGTCCAACCAGCTGGTTGAATATCGCCATCTCCATCCTGAACTACGATGTATGCATCGTTTCCACCGGCTACGTAGTAAGCCCAGCCTTCAACAACTTCACCGGCTGCTGGTACAGCGGCGCCAAGAGCTGGTTTAGCAATTGGTGTTGATGCAGTCATGGCTGATACTAGAGCGGATTCTGTTGCGTAGCTTCCCTTCCAGGTTACACCGGCAACCAAACCAGCTTCAATAAAGTTAACTCTTGTTGCTAGTGAGGTATCAGCAGAAGCTCTGGTAACTTCTTCTGTTGAAATTCTTCCGTCAAGAACGGTATCAGCAGAAGCTCTTACTAATGCTTCATTGGTATCGGCAGAAGCTCTTACTGACTCTTCTGTTGAAAGTCTTGAAGTAATTGATTCATCTGCAGCAGCTCTTACTGAAGCTTCGGTTGAAACCTTGGCGTCGAGTGAGGCGTCAGCAGAAGCTCTTACTGAAGCTTCGTTGTTGTCATTGAGAAGTCTTGTTGATGCTTCTGCATCAATGTTTGCCTGGAGAACGGTATCTGCTGATAGTCTTGAAGAAGCTTCTGCTGTATCAGCAGCAGCTCTTGCTGACTCTTCTGCGGAAACTCTAGCATCCAATGATGCATCGGCAGAAGCTCTTACTGAAACTTCGGTTGAGACTTTTGCATCAAGAGAAACGTCAGCAGAAAGTCTTACTGATGCTTCTGCGTCAATGTTACCCTGAAGAACGGTGTCTGCTGATAGTCTGAGTGATGCCTCAGCAGTATCGGCAGCAGCTCTTGCTACTTCTTCACCGCTAAGTCTTACGGTGAGTGAGCTATCGCCAGATGCTCTAGCAACTTCTTCATCTGAAACCCTTGTGGTTAGTGAAGTATCAGCAGCGCCTCTGGTTGAGGCTTCTGCTGAAATAGCTGCTTCTACAGATGATTTATCGGCAACAACTGACCAGTCAGCCTTAAGAGCGCCGTCTGCGTTTGTGTCGATACCACCGGTTCCGGTTCCTGATCTAGCTTCAACTAAGAGTTGATCACCAGATATTTTTGTGTTAAATATTCTAGCCATTTTTTTTACCTTAAATTGATAATATTTATTTTCTATAACTTCAAACTAACTTAATCTTTATATATTTTTATATATAGAAAATAATGACAGACTTTAACTAAATAAGAACATTTGTCATTAGCTTAAAAATATTAGTAGATTTTTATTTTTTTCAATAAAAAATATTAATTTTTATACAACATTTTTTTGATGCTTCTTACATGATGGTCAAACTTACAAAAATCGCTATTTAGATACTCGATAGAGTATTTTGATCCAACTTCATCTTTATCAAGAAAAATAAACTCAAATTTCCCAACCTGAGTTTTTCCGCACCTTAAAAGTTCCAGCCCTCTCATCGTTAAAAATGCAGCGAGAGATAGATCCGAGGTAACGAATTTTTTTACATCATTTTCCATTAAAATCCCCTAGAGTATGTTACCTTAATATTAAATATAAATAGATTTAATATTAAGAAGATAACAAAAGAAACGCTTTGTTTATAAGTAACTTGACTTAGACTTATTCGATAACCTCGTTTTTACCAGAATTATCTTCGATATTTTTAAACAACTCATTACTTTTATTTAAATCAGAAAACTCTGATTCTACATCAAATATGTCCGTAAATATTTCTGATGAAGTTTCCTCCATATTTATATAATTTTTTCCGCGCCTATCATTAGAAAACCCATCTTTTGCTACTTTGTTACCATCTGTTTTTTGTATAAAAACAAGTCTGCTCTTTAACCTTAATGAATTCATTTTATTTCTCCAAAAAAAATATGGGGGATTGCTCCCCCATACCAATAACTATTTAAAAATAATTATTATGGGTAGGTTCCCATTGCACCGGTAGCAACGCCTCTTGGGTTGATGATAGCTATACCAACGATTTCGCTTACAACCCAACCCATCTTGAGCTGCTTGGGTTCGTCTGCTGGCATAACTTCAATGTCCTGTCTTACTGGCATAACACCAACGAGTTCGGGTTCTGCGGTCGCAAAAGCTTTACCGGCAGGAACAACCTTGCTGACGATGATATCTGCGCCGAAGATCTGGCCATAAAGACCGGTCTGTAGAATCTCTCTTTGGGTTACGGGATCAACCATTGAGCTTCCGCCTGCACCTGCTGATTCCCAGTTCAAAATATCGGTAAACTGATTGATATTTAGGAAGTATTTTGATGTTACTAAGTCCCATCTATCAATCTGTTTCTTCAACTTTAGCATACCGTCTTTTGCAAGCTGACCAACCCTTGATGATATGTCGATATCCTGAAGGGTATTTTCGCCGCCCTTTGAGGTATCACCAGCAAAGTCGAGTGCAGCAAATACGTTTGCGTCTTCCTGAGCCTGGATTTCCATCCTTGCTTTTTGCTGAGCTCTATCAACAACGTTAAATCTTCTTCTCTTGACTTCAGCGTATCTTACGGTTGGGTTTGAAACGATTTCAAACTCAGGAACAGTTACTCTGTCGCCGAAAACACGGCTTTCTGGAGCTGAGCCGTTTGATGAGATAACAACCGCAGATACGTCGATGTCTCTGTCGTATACAGCAAGTGCTCCCTGAGGAAGAGGATCAACTACGAGGGCCTTTCTTCCGACGCCCTGGTAGTCCAAGTTTCTTCTGATTGGGGTTGCCATAGCCTGACCTAGAGCAATCTTGCCTTCCTCGGTTAGAAGAGCTTGCTTGATCATATCGTCTCTCTGGTCATCTGAGAATGATGGCATTCCAGAAGCCATTGCACTTGATGGCTGAAGCTCTTCTACTAGAGCAGCGTATTTTACGATCTGCTGTAGAGCGTCTTTAAGACTTCCTGCGCTTAGTTCACCATGGGTATTGAATAAATTTGACATTTTAAAAATTCTCCTTGATTAAATTTTTATTTTAAATTGGTTTAATTATACGCCAAGTAGGTAAACAGCGTAGAACTCGGGGGCAGTTAGTGAAGAACCGGTTGCGGCGGCGGCGGTTGTGCTAACGAGTGATGAGTCTGAGACGGCCTGTACGAAAGTTGCTGCCTTGTCTCCGTTTGAGGTAGGGCTGGAAGAGCTGGTGGTTAGTTTTCCAGTTGTAGCTAAGCCATAAAGAGGGTTGTTAACTGCTGTTGGTAGAACGGAAAAAGCATCTGCAGTTACGCCGTAAAGACCTGGCATAGCCCATAGGGTTGCCTTTCCTGAGCCGTAGTGTGTTGCTGGTCCAACTACTACTGCGCCTGAGCCGGTTGAGGTGATGTAAGCGCCGCCTGAAAAGCCGGTTGATTGACCGACGGTTCCACCGATAATGGTTCCGTAAAGTGTACCGTATCCGGCCGAGCCTTCATCGATAAGGCCAAATAGCTGACCAGCGGTTGCTTTATCTGCCGTTACGTGACAAAATAGTGATGATGCCTGAACGTCTGCTGCGTAGTAATCGCCGGAAGTTCCGCCGACCAATACACCTACTTCTCCACCAACTACTGCTGCTGATGAATCAAGTAAGTCAAACTGTCCCATTGGTAGGTAACCAGGGGTGAGTGGTTTTAATGCCATGATAAAATCTCCTAAATTTTTTCTAATTTGTTTATAGTGTTATTGATCAATTCAAAAGCTTCTTTTTTCCCGGCATCTTTAGCAACCTTTCTAAGTTTATAGAGATGCTGGAAGAAAGCATTCTTTGATGTAAAATTACCAGTCGGTGTAGGGAGTAGTTTTTGCTCTGTTTTATATTGTTGTTCTAGGGAGTTTTCTATTAGAGAACCATCTCCCATTGATTCGCCAACATACACAGATTTTGGATGAGCAGATTGGATCGCTTTGATCCCACCCTCTTCATCTATATTGTAAAGATCTTTCAAATCTTTCTTTTTATCTTTAGGTTTCTCATTATACATGCTATTCAAGCCAGCATAATAAGCCTTAGTCAAAGAATCTTCGAGTCCCTTTACGGCATACTCGTAAGCGTCAACCTTGTTTTTGTTTTGGGCTAACTTATTCATAGCTGAATCTTCTTTATTAATAGATTGATTATTTTTTTGTGAATTTTTTATAATATTATCTGAAAAATCAGAAGCCCTCCTGTTTGCTCTATCAACTCTTCTTCTTTCTCTTCTATCTTCTCTTACCTCTCTTCTTGATAAAGGCTCGGATACATCGACACCAGATGCGCTACCCGAGGCATAAAAACCTATGGCCCTATCAAGAACTCTTTGCTCAGGTTCATTTGTAAATAATTTCTTTAAAAATCCTACGCCAGAATTTATTTGTCTTATCATAAATCTTCTTAATTCTGTTGCAGAGTCTATATCATTATTATAACAATATTTTATTGCAGAAGCTATTCTATCTTCTATATTTTGCGAACCTATTGCATTTGGAACCAATCCAGAGCCACCTATAGGTGAAGACATATCGGGATCAACGAATGCAGCAAAGGTTGGTGAAGCAAAGAAATTATCAGGGCCTCTACCATTTGCTAGATAAAGAATAAATCTTTGTGGTATAGAAGGTTTCTTTGTGGATATAGGAACCTGATATGTTTCTCCTGTTGATAAAGTTACGTTTGCAATAATTGAATTAGCGGTAACTTTGCTAACCGATGCAGGCTGCTCACCCTTATTAACATCAGGGTAATTTACGGATGGACCGGAAGAATCTCTTGTTTTTCTGGGTTCGTTTTGGCCAGAAGATTCTGTAAAATTACTTAATTCTGCTGAGCCTATAATCCCTGATGAGGCGTCTGTAATACACGCTATATCTCTTGATAAATCTTCCATAGTATAAGAATCATTTATATCTACATTATCACCGGCCGCGACCATTCCTATGAAATTTGGTATTAAACCATTTTCGGCAAAAATCTCAGATATAAGTTTTCCTGATTCTTCTGAGTTTTGATTGATGCTTTCTTTAAGGTAAGATAATCTTGATATAATTGATCTTTTTAAAATAATAACTTCGGAACCTGGATTAACGGGTATGTTTTTTAAACAAGCAATAGCCCTGTCTATTGCATCAGATGATTTTTGTTTTTCTTCATCAGAGAATAGAAGGTATGCGCCGTAGACTGCTGCGGCACCAAAGGCTATTGATGACAATACAGCTAAAGAATAAAGAATGTCAGTTACTGTTGGTGTTTTCTTAAATAATGCTCTCAGTCTATTTGTGGCATTAGCGATGGAACTTCCTCCTGCTGATGAAGATGCATTTGCAGCCGCACCTGCGCCAGTACTGCCACCAATGCCTCCTCCACCACCGCCTAAACTACCTCCTCCTGCCGCGGCAGGGGGCGATCCAGTGGGCGCTTGTGTGCCCGCCCTTGCTCCGCTTGTGGCGCCTGTAGCGCCCGACGTAGCGGCTCCTGGCGAGGCAGATTGAGATTGTCTTACTGCCATGCTTCCGTCGGCAGCCACAGTTGCAGGAATAGCATTCGCCGGA